GAAGAGTTGTGGGAGTACGGTCGTAAAATCGATACGGAAGAATATCGACAACAAATGATAGAAAAATTAACTGAGGAATAGGAAGTGGAATATTTGGAAAAAGATTTATATAAGAAAGGAGGAAAAATAAAAATGCATAAAATTCAAGAATTGTTTGACGTAGAACTTGGTGAGAAATTCGATATAGAAAGCTCAGATTACGGACGAATAAATAATTGCCATTTTGGCGGGTTTAGACTTTTGTTTGTCCCTAGTGCTAGTGATTTAAAAAGATTAATCATATTAACCGAGTTAATTAACGGCGAAGCGAAAATCATTAAACATAAAAAGCCTATTTTAGATGATGTGGAGATTTTAGATGATGTGGAGAAAAGATATTTAGGAAATATTATCAAGCCGTTTAAGGTTAGATTTATTACCAAACTATATGATAGGGATAACTCATATTATATTCGTATTGAGTTAGAGGATGAGAGTCATATATATTTACCTTGTTTTTCCGTCAACAGCGAAATGTATAAAGGGATGAAAGATGGAAGGAATTATACCCCAGAAGAATTAGGAATAAAGGAGGATAAATAAATGAAAGTATTAGAAAGCTATTGCCAACAAGAAAGACCTTACGGTGACTATCATGGCGTTTGTGCTATTAAACTTGAAAAGGGCGAGACTATTGAAGATGTTAAAAAGAAGTATGTTGATGTTGAACGAGATTGGTACGAAACCACATATAGCAATCCAAGAGAAGTTTCTGAATATAAACAGCACATTTATAACGGCGACCCTATAGTTTATAAAGGGCGAATAGTGATAATGGATGCAACAGAAGTATTTTGCGACTAGTGGGTAGAAAGGAGAAAAGAAAATGGAAAGATCCAAAAAAAGCATTGAAAATTATGCAATGGAAATCGATGGAGTTAAAGCGGTAATAACAGGGAGCATAAATTTACATATTCTCACCAAATACACAGAATATGTATTTGATTGGGATCACCTTGAAGAATTTTGTGAAGACTATGGCATGGAAACAACGAAAGAGCGTTTAAAAGAAAAAATTTTGGAGGAAGAAAATTAAACGAAATATAGAAAAATAACTGATGAAGTTGAAGCATTTCAATATAATGGGAGATTGCTAGACGATAGCGGAAAAGTGCTCAAAATGTCCTTCTAACTGCTCGGAGTCTTGCGTCCGTTGCGATTGGTGCGGCGCTTGTGTTGATTGTAAAAACACCAACAATATTTTTGACAAAAAATCAGTTGAAGGAGTGCGGATATTCTATTGAGAAAACATCTAAAAAACGTTCGCAATCACTTTAGAAGTTTAATAAATTATTTTATAAACTGAGAGAATTAAATTAATTTTGTTATTCTTTCAGTTTTTTCGACTTTTCAGAAATTTTTAAAATTTTTTATTTTTTCCGTATTATTTATATATTATATATTATATATCTATAGCTGTATTATATTTATTATATTGTTATATTATCATTATTATTATTATTTATATATTTTATTATATTATATTATATTCTATGTCGTTTATTATATATCTATATACTTATATATTATATATATTATATATTAGTATTATTTACGTAATCAGTAATATTTCTTGCTTATTGCTGTTTATTTGAATAAGTTTGCCGTTTAATTTATACTAAAGATGTAAACAATTGTTTTAATTTTCAAAAAAGGGAGACAAAGGTAAAAAATGGCGAACGAGAAAAATAGAAAGTGGGATGAGATCGATAAAGAATCATTTGAAGCCTGCTGTCGTGCGCAAGTTCGAGAAAGCGATATAGCAAAAATTCTAAAAGTATCGACGGCAACATTAATCAAATGGTGTAAATATACTTACGGATGTAGTTTTAGAGATGCTGTAAAAACTTTGAATTATGACGGGATCTCCAATGTCAAAAAGAAACTATATGACATGGCTTTGAAAGGGAATTCCGCAGCAGTATTCTTTTATTTGAAAAATTACGCCGGTCTTTCTGATAATCCTAAGGGCAATGTTTCTTTGGAAATTGCTCGATCAACATTTGAATCGATTAGAAAAGCTGCTGCTAAAAGATTTGAAAACCCAAATGAAACGAGTAATAACTCCAACAATGAAAGTGAGAAAAAATCATGAAGCCCAAAAGTTCGCTAGTTAATGAAATAGAATATTCTGAGGAAGAAGCTCTCGCTGAAAATGTAAAAGCGATAGAGTTCACAGATAAACAGTGGGAATTTATTGCCAAAGGAAACCACGCTCTTAATTTCAAAGAAGGTGCAACTAGGGCAGGAAAAACATTCCTAGATTTTGTTTATACAATACCCGCAAGAATAGTCGAAAGAAAAGCAAAGCAAGGGTTAGCGTTTATTTTTGGAGTTTCAAAATCTTCAATCGAAAGAAACGTGCTTTCTCCTATGAGAGCGAAGTGGGGGCAAAAATTGGTCAGCGGAATTTCAAGTGACAACACCGCTCAAATATTTAACGAAACCGTTTATTGCATAGGCGACTCCAAGTCAAGTCAGGAAGCGGTCATTCGTGGCACTGACATTAAATACGCATACATGGACGAAGCGACCGAATGCAACGAAGATGTATTCATGCTTATTCTTTCTAGGCTTGATAGAGAATGCTCGGTGCTTGATGCCACTTACAATCCAAAGGATCCAAATCATTGGCTCAAGAAATTTATTGATACCGCAAAAGAAAGAGGTTTGGACATTTGGGTACAGCATTATACTATCTGGGATAATCCGACTTTACCACAACAATTTGTCGATAATTTGTGCAAGTCATATATGGGTACTGTTTTTTACGGAAGATATATTTTGGGAAATTGGGAAAATGCGGAGGGTGTTATTTATAAAAAGTTTGCGGATCATCCTGAAAAATACATTATTGACGAAGCGCCTAAAGATATCATGATTTACAGCTGTGGAATCGACTTTGGAGGAAACATGTCAAAACATACCTTTGTTCTCTCGGGCATTACTAGAATGTATTCAAGCGTTGTGGTTTTAGAAGAAGAAGAAATTCCTGACCGAATAGATGCTGTTGAATTAGCATCTAGATTTGTTGATTTTTGCAAAAGATGTGAGAAGAAATATCACTGTTATTTTGAATCGAACTATGATAATGCTGATCCGGTCACTGCAAGAACTCTTTCGGCAGCAGCAATTAAGAATCATTGCAGAACCGAACTATTACCGGCATGGAAAAGCGAGATATTGACTCGTATTCAATTGATAGTAATGTTGATTGGCTCCGACCGGTTTCATGTTATGAGAAATTGCAAATATGTAATAAATAGTCTAAAATCATGTGTGTGGAGCAATAAAGAAAAAGATACACGTTTAGATGACGGTCATACCAACGATATTGATATTCTAGATGCTTTAGAATATAGCATAGAAAAATATAGAAACAAACTGCTAGACTATGAGTTTGTTGGAATAAACAAAGGAGCTGATTTATATGAATCTTTTAGATAAAAAAACTGTTAACCACCTAATTAAAGAAGTCGAAGGTGGGCTTAAAAACATACGTGCTCAGGATAGTGATATTACCATTTGGTATGATTGGTACAAAGGATATGTTCCTACATTCCATCACTATTATGTTTGGAATTCAATTCAAAAAGTCTACAAAGACAAACTTTCAATGCAAGGAGCGAGATTGGTTTCAAAAGAGTGGGCGACTTTGTTGTCTAATGAGAAAATCAAAATAGGATTACCTTCTAAAGAAGACACTAAAAAACTTAACAGCGTTTTAGATAAATTAAAATTTAGAAGCAAACTCTCGGCAGCAACCGAGCAAGGATTTGCTTTATCAAACGCTTCCATAGCAATAGATTTTGAAGAAATTAGTGCGTATGATGAAGAAAGCGAAGAAAATGGCAGCGACAACGAGAACGGAAAAATTTTAGAAATTGCATCATGCCGCCCTGTTCTTACTGTTTTTAACGCATGGTCTACAACTCCATTGGAAATTGAAGATGGAGAATTTGTTGAAGCAGCTTTTGTCAAAGAGAAGAAAAAGAATAAGAGATATATTTTCCACGTTAGAAACGGAAACGGAAACTATGACATACTGATTGTCGATGATAACAAGGGTGAAAAGAAGAGAAAGATTTATAAAATTTTGCTCGATTGCCCTTATAAAACTTTTGCTGTAATTCATCCAAATGAAGTTAACAATCAAATTAGAGACGGTGTCGGATACGTTTCAATTTTTGCAAACGCAATTGACATATTAAAATCGCTAGATACAGCGTATGATTCGTTAAATAACGAAATAATTTTAGGTAAGAAACGTATTTTTGTTAAATCTTCTTTGACAAAAATGAATCCGGTTACTGCTAAGGAAGAACCTTTGTTTGATCCGAACGATACGGTTTATAATGTGTTACCTTCGGAAGTTAATAGAAACGGAGATAAAGAAGATCTAATCAAAGATACAACTACCGATTTAAGAGTTGAAAAACTAGTGCAAGCAATTTCCTATCAATTAAATTTGCTCGGTAAAAGTGTTGGGCTCGGTGGAAAATATTTTAAAACCGACAACACCGGCATGGTAACAGCAACTCAAGTCATAAGTGAAAACTCTGATACTTACAACAATATCAAAAAACATGAGATAGTTATTGGCGATGCAATCAAAGAAATTTGCAAAGCGATTATGTCAGTTTTCAACACTCTTTTAGAATATAATTTCAATCTTGAACAAGATGTACTCGTTAAATTCGATGATTCAATTATTCAAGATAAAGACAGTGAAAAAGCAAGCGACTTAAATGATGTTAAAAATGGCATCATGTCAAAAGTTGAATTTAGAATGAAGTGGTACAACGAGAGTGAAAATACTGCAAAGAAGAATATCGGAAAATACTTTGGCGACGAAGATTTAGCAAATAGAATTAATAAATTCAAAGATGCTTATACAATGGGACTTATTAATCCTGAGCTTTTCGTGGATTTAGTTTACACAAGTCAAAGCGAAGAAGAGAAAGCGGTTATTGTTGAATATCTGAAATCTAATAAGCCAACAGCAAATGATTTCAGCGACTTGTCAGGTATGGGAATAAATACCGGAGAAAACAATAACAATAGCTTATTTGATAATAATGATAATTCTTTAGATAACGATAATAACGGAGAATAACTCTCATGATAAATCAAAGAGTGGAAAATCTTGTCGATATTCTCGGCGAAAGGTATTTAAATATTGAAAACTCTTTTGTATTGCAAAATAATAAGCAATTGACAAAATACTTAAATTTAAATAACATCACCGCTTGGAAATCATTCCAAGAAAGCGGCACAGAAACATATAGAAAAGTTTTGATAAAAATGGCATCGCAAGTTGCTACCCGCACGGCTAATCAAATCGAGAAAATCATGCTTCTCTCGTACAAAACAATTAGTCCAAAGAATGTAATCATTACCGAAAACGAGATATTAGCGAAAGACTTGCCTAAATCTTTTGTAAATAAAATCGCTAAAGAAAAGAAAATCGCCATTGACCAAATACATACTTTAGCGGAAGCGGCATATTCTTCTTATGTTCATAATGTCAAAGTTATTGGTCGTTCAAAAACCGTTGATACTTTCTATGAAAAAATATTCCAGCAAACTAAACAAGGAATTGAGAAAGGCGTTGCAGTTAATTACCGAGTAAAAAAGGGAAAGTACGCTGGAACAGTTAGAAAAGTAAGCTTTAAATCTTACATGGAAATGAACAGTCGAACTACAATCTCAAATGAAATCACTAAACAGCAAATAAGCGCCGGAGCAAAAACAGGATTGATATTTTATATGTGTGATAGTTTTGCGGATTGTGCAAAAGACCACCAAAAATATCAAGGGAAAATTTACTACAACGAAAAAGCAAAACTGAGTGATGAAGCAAGAGAATATATTCAAAGCCACAATATTATGAGTATGCAAAAAGCAATGGATGCTCCAATTTATTTAACAACTAGACCAAATTGCAGACACGCTTTTCATGTATTAAATACTGAAAAGGTGATTAAAAATAACACTTCAGGATATAAAAAAACATTCACTCATGGAAAGTTTGAAACCAATAATTATAAGTTGACTCAAAGGCAAAGAGCAAATGAAAGGCTCATTCGAAAATATAAATTGCTTAAAGAAAACAATAACGCGCTTTATGAATCAACGAAAGAAATTAAATATAAAAAAGCCGCCGCTCAATATGAAATGCTCGAAGCAAAATGGACTAAGGGAAATAAAGAGTTAATAGCAAGCAACAAAGGGCTTTTAAAGAGAAATAAATGGCGCGAAACAACAAGAGCAATAGTCGATGATTTGGGGGTTAAATATGACTTAAATTTAGAAGCGTAATCATATTAAATTTGACAAGTGTATATAAAATCACGCATAATAAAATTAGTCAATGGTACTATGACATTTAAATGTGTACTTCCTTAAAAAGCCGGAGTGAACCGACATTTAATAAAATCAAAGGAGAAAAGATATGGCAGATTTAAAAGAATTGCTTGGCGAAAACTATAAGGAAGAAATGACTTCCGATGAAATCGTTGAAGCAATAAAACAAAACGAAAAACTCGTTAATTTATCAACCGGCAAATATGTTGCCAAAGGAAAATTTGATGACTTGAATGCTAAATTTGAAAGAGTAAGCAAGACCGCTCAAGATTATGAAAAACTCAAGGGCGATTTAGACTCTTACAAAGAAAAGTATACAGGGCTAACTATGAAAGAAAACCTGAGAAAGTCTGGGGTCAAAGATGAATTCCTAGATTATGCTTTATTCAAAATGAAGAAAGCCGAAGTCGATGTGAATGATCCAGATAAATTTAACGAACACATTTCAAAATGGCTAAAAGAAAATCCACAATATGGAAAAACTTCTGAAGCGGGTTCTGATAGCGGTGAAAAACCCCAAGCGACAAAAACTGAGGATGAACCAGAAGTTACAAAACCGCAAGAGCCTCAAAAGAAGAAAGCCAGAGTAATTCTCGGGGGCGTTGAAAAAGATGCTGATAAATCATTGCCTAAAAAGGCATGGAACCGATTTAATTACTAAATACAAAAAGATTTCTCTAGCCATAAACTAACTAAACTTAAAAAATAATTAAAATAAGGAGATTAAAAAATGGCTAACACAATTAACTACGCTGAAAAATATGAGACCGAATTATTAGCGGTCACTAATCAGCAAACACTCACTTCACCATTTATTACTACTAATGTTAAATGGCTGAACGCAAAATCATTCCACTTTACTTCGTTGGTACCTACAGGCTTCCAAAGTCATAATAGATCCGGCGGATGGAATCGTGGTAATGTTGTCGAAACCGATCATGTCTATGAATTAAAGCATGATGTAGATGTCGAATTTCTAATTGATAAAGCGGATGTAGATGAGAGTAACTATACTGCTACTATCGAAAATGTATCTATGAATATGCAATTGATCAATCAAGCGCCAGAAGTTGATGCTAGATTTTTCGAACAAGTATCAGCTGCAGCAATTGCGGCTGGCGGTGACTATGTAACTGTAAACGCTTCGATAACCGCTGATAATGTTATTGAAACGATTAAATCCGCTATCAAACCTGTTAAGATTTATCGCGGATCGCTTATGTGTTATGTGAATTCAACAGTTATGGATTTGCTTGAACAAGCTATGATTGACAAAGGCAGAGTCCAATGGACTACTATTTCTGAAAGTCCTAACGCTATTGAAACCAGAGTATTTCAATTAGATGGTACTCCCGTTGTCGAAGTTATAGATGATGCAAGATTTGGAACTGCAATGACTTACGCAGAATCAGGATCCGAAACTTATGGATTTGCAATCGATGAAGTTAATGATAGAGGGCTTGAAATTTGCGTTGCATCTCTTGCAACAGTCAAAACTGTTCCTAAGGTGTCTTCAATTTACTTCTTCAAACCTGGAGATCATACTAAAGGTGATGGGTATTTATATCAAAATAGACAACTTTGGGATACAATTGTCAAACCTAACGGTAAGAACGGTCTAATCGATTCGGTCTCTATTGTAGTTTCTTCCGCAGCGGCTTAATTTAACGGCTAATCAATTTTATTGATTTCATTGATATGCCTCCTTTCGAACTAGGGAGAGTCTTATGTAGGCTCTCTCTTTTTTGTATTTATTTAAAAACTTTAGTATACTTAAATTAAAGGAGAATTTATTATGATTGAAAAAGGAATATTCTACGATTTTGAGCAATTGATAACCACCGACACCTTTAAATATTTCACCGGCACTGATTTAAAAAGAGAATATCAATTTGAAGAAGAATCCGAAAATAAAGCTGACAGACTTTTGTGTGATGCGCAACAATTTTTAATCGATTATATTAAAAAACCGATGTACGAAAACAATGGCTTTGATGAACTAATCGCAAGCGAAAGCGATTTAAGAGAGATAGACTTAGATTCAGTTTCCGATAAAGAAAAGCAAGAAATAGAAGCAAAGTTGAGGCAAATTAATTACTTCAAAAGGGCAATCATTCATCAGGCTCAGTATATGTTTTTAAACGGAAAAAAATATTTAAGCGATGGATATGACAGAAAAACCGGAATAACTACTGATTTTAACGGACTTCTTTTAGCACCAAGAGCGGAGCACAGTCTAAGAATGGCGGGATTTCTGAATATTAGAAGAGGCCCGTCAAATAGAAAATTTATTCCAAGATAGAAAGGAGAAAAAAATGAGCGAAGAAATTTATGGTAGATATGAATACCCACAAACATATTATGTTTATAATTTTATAATTACAAACGGAAATAAAAAGACCATTGATAAAAATCCTATCGACAAAATACACGCAGCGGTTAAAAGCGGATTTCGCAGAAAAAAATTAGTATATAATGGAATTATCACAAATTCAAAAATTATGGAAGCCGAAATTGAAACTCCAAGATATATCGATTTAAAACCGGATATGTATTTAAAAGATAGAAGGGGAAAGACTTTCAAAGTAATTGAATCGACTTTTGAGCCTGATATAGATAAAGAAGAAATTGGATCGAAAAGAATAGGAATAACTCGAATAACTATAACTAGTGCTGAGTAAGGAGAGAGAAAAATGACACTTTTGGATAAGGCGGAGATTTTAAAAACCGAATATCAATCTGAATGTATTCCGAATGTCAAACTTTACCAAACCGGAAACATGAAAGCAAATATTCATGTTGTTGAAATAAACGACAGCAACGTTCTAGTAGTTATCGGAGTTGACTACGCAACGGATACTAACTCAAGTGGAAGAAACGCTGGGTGGGTTGAAAGAACTCAGCAAAGAGTAGCGGATGCTCTTGGTGGAAATTTAAAAATCCAAAATGTAGAAGGAGAATTTTAAGCGATATGAAATATAAATACATAAAAGAATATTTGAAAAACATACTAGGAGATAATTACTATGTTACAAACGAAAGAAACCTAGAATTTCAAAATGGCAAAATTAATGTAATTGTTAATTCACTATCTGGAACTGAATTTGATGGAGTGATGTTATTGCCTGTCGAATTAGTTTTCTTTTCAACTGATATCGATGAAACGCAAAACACTTTAAACGATTTTGTAAATCAATATAATCGTAAAACTTGGAATATTGGTAGTGAATATGTTAGGAATGAATTTACTAAAGCGCAATGCATCGATAAAAATGTCGAAGATATAAGCTTAGATTCACCTGTTAGATTTGTGATCTATGCTACTTTTTTAATCTATTCAAATATTCAAAGGTTAGAATCACTAACTATTGATGGAGTTGAGCACAAAATATTCAGTTATACTTTAGCGTTTGACAATAACGATAATCCAGGAGAAGAGTTTGAACAAAACACAAATGGAACAAACGCAATTAAACACTTATTCTCTTTTTGTTCGCCGAATTATACTTTCGTTTTATATTCAAGAGATACCGATTTTTTAAATACTTGTTTAGATATTCAAATGGGTGACACAAGCCCGAACACTGTTTTTGAAGTAGTATTTAATTATACAAACGGAACAAGTTACACCAGAAAAATGCTGGTGAGAACTTATGGAAACGTAACCGAAAGCGAAAACGATATTCCTAAAGTACAAGTATCAATGGTGCTTGCAAGTAAACTGCTTTATTAAAGGAGAAACATTATGGCACAAATTCAAACGTTATTAAGTGAACAAAGCGGAACGAATTCTTCTTTGCCTGAAAATAATCAAATATCATCAAGTTCAAAAACTTTGAAGACACTTTCACCAGGAGCAAAAGTAGCAATTAATGGCGGAATTCAAATCGCAAGGCAATACGGACAAAAGGCAGTTACTGATGCAGCAGGATTATACGGAAATAGCGTGCTTCAAAATAATATGGGCGAAGCAAGCAAATTAGTATCTTATGGAGCGCAAATTGCTACTACAGGCTGGGTCGGCGTCGCTGTAGTCGGCGCGGAAATAACTTATACCGCAGTAATGAACAACATTAAAGATACACAAGCAAGAAATAAAGCCGAATATACGAGAGACACAGTTGGCTACATAGCAACAGGAGCAGGAAAATACAATGAGTAATACAAGATATTTAAATTCAACAGCGGTATATAACGGCAATTTTTACATCGCTAAAATTGGCGGAGTTGTTGATAAGCATTTAGGTGACACGATGGACACTTTATCAATAACAATAAGAGAAGATGCGGGAATAGAATTCAAAAGATTTAAGCAAATTCAAATAGATGCTACTATTTGGATTATCGTTGATATCAATGAAAATGTTTTAGTTAATAATTCAGATGGAACCGCTCAATATGTTGATTATGAATTGATTTTAAGTTCGCCCGAAATTATATTGCAAAGAAAAATGACAAGTGCATTTTCAATTTCTCAACCTATAGACGGATCCGACAAAACAAGTCTATATGAAGAATTAAATCGTTTAAGATACAAAGTCGATGGAAAAAATTATGATTATGATATTAGCAATCATTTAGTGTCATTAACTGAAAATGTAGATTGTGCGGAAATAACTTTAGAGCGTTCAAATCTATATGATGTAATGAATGTTTTATTGTCTCAAATTAATTGCGTTGTCACCGCAACAATTAACGCATCGGATTATATTACCATTGATGCAAAAGAATTAGACGCTGGAGATGATGCAACTTTATCAGGCTTAAATAGTTTTGCCGTCAAAAAACCAGGAAGAGATTATGCAAACGCTTTAAATTTAAAAATCGAACAAGGAATAAATGTCAACTCTGAAAAACTAACCAAGAGTGAATTCGGTTTAACTGTTAGAACTAGGGACGATTTTGCTGTTACTGATAATAACTGTGAAATCATTTTGCAAAATAATATATATGGTATTTCTCATATGTATTTATTGATACCTAAATTAGATTTTCAAATTAACTATATTGACCAAGATTATAATAATGCAATTAAGAATATTACACTCTATAACGTTAAATTAGATGTTGCAGAAAAACATTTATTAGAAAAAGAAGCTTTCGACTTAAAAGACCCGATAGAAAATTCATGGAATATCGGTGATGGCATCGATCCCGATAATCAAAACTATTATATCTACTATGAATTGGGCGATAATAGGATTCGGGGTTTTGGCAATACTTGGAATTATTTCTTAGGATTTAACGGAATGGTATTCACCGCTATAATTGAAGAAATGGTTAAAGAATTAGAAGAAACATACTACGAAGATTACATGCTTTCGCCAACAATCGCTTATACTAATTATTCTTCTAAATTTGATAACGATAGTTCGACAATTTATGACGATTATGAAGTTTTTACCGATTTTACAAGCGATTATAAGAACTGGGCTTTCGATATTGAATATCAGGCGGAATCTAAATATAAATTGCAATTTGGAAAAACTATTCAAAATGGTGATGAAGAAATTGCTTTGTTTGATAAACAAAATGAAGCGTATGTTAACATCGAAAAATACGGAGATAGCGAACAAATAAAAGTTGATAGAACAGGCAATCCCGTTAAACAAGTTCGTGGAAAAGTTGCAAATGTTGAAGACCTAATGGAACTAGGCGAGCAAGATAACGAATGGGTTGTATCAAGAGTTCAATATTCAGTTTATCCTGGTTTTGTGAATTACTATTATGAAATGAACTATAAATATACTATCAACAATTTATTCAATGCTATCGCTCAAAAAAAGAGAATCACACAAATATCAACCGATTATTTCGATAGGGAAATATTGGTCAAATATAAAATCAAATTCTCAACTGA